TCTTTGTTTAGTTAAGGATATTGCTAAGGTATTCAGGGAGCATCTGGTAATGACTAAAATTCTAGCAGCATCTGTACGAGATGTAAGATCTGTAGGTAGATCATTTGAATATGGTGCAGACATTGTTACCATGCCACCAACAGTCTTTGAGAAGATGTATAATCATATTCTTACTGATAAAGGATTAGAATTATTCCAAGCAGATTATGAGGCAGTTGCCAATGTTACTGTATGATGCTATTGATAAAACTATTCTAAAAGCTATACCTAATCCAAGTAAGGAACCTTATGAAATTAAGATTAAGGTTCCAGAGTTTACTTTCTTAGGAGTCAATGAACAACCAGACTTCGGTGTTCTTTACATTACTATTTTTCCTAGTAAAAAAATAATAGAACTTAAAAGTCTAAAACAATATGCATATCACTTGCGTAATATTGTTGTATCATATGAAAGACTTATCAATGTTGTGTATAATGACTTGATTGAGGTCTACAATCCTGATCGGTTGCGTTTGGTTCTAAAGAGTAATCCAAGAGGAGGAATCTCTAGTCGTTTGGTAATTGATAGTGATTGGTCTGCAAGAGGTGGTAGAGAAAAGTATCGTGATTGGGGATCAACTGATGATTCTTGGGAGATTACGATGTAAGTATAAACTCGTAGGCATAAATTTTTGTAAAAATATTATTGGGTTTGTCCTGGTTTACAGATAAATAATGATATAATAGTATTTTATGGAGGTTGAATGACTAACCACAATTTAGTATCTTATAATCAACTAGCAGGTTCCTACGAGGATCCTCATAGTATGGAGATGTTATCTGAGTACTATGAATGCTTGATTGAGTGTGATGATGATCAGCATACATGTAAAAGAATCTGTAGAGAAGTTCTAGCTTAAACAAAAACCCTTGACTCTTTGAGTCAGGGGTTTTATAATGTTTACTAAATATTGAAAAGTAATTAACCTAATGGCATTATCCGAACAGGTGGAAGATTCAATGCGTGAGGCAGAAAGTAATTTAAGAAACGCTTTATCATTTGCAGCCAGAACTGAGAAGCCATTTATAGCAAAACATTTAAGCGAGATGATTCATTTGATTGATGAATTGATTCATGCTGATGCATTCTTTGATAAGATAGACCGTGATCGCACATGTGATTGATGATCTTTTTGATCTCTCTTTTATTACTTCACTAGAGGATACTCTCCTTGATAAAGTTCCTGTAATAAGCACAAATATAGCAAATGCAAAATCTTGGCCTACTTGTAGAACAGGTGGGCATCGATTTTTTGGCAAAGCAATTTTTTCTAGGAGTGGTATTAATAGGATAGATTGTTTACATGACCAAGCAGAAAAATTCTTTGATGCTTTTGAAATCATTGAACAACATTTGTTTGATATTCCTATATACTTGAAGAGAATAGATGTTAATCTTCAGTACTATGGGATGGATGGATCTACCCATACAGATGCTAAGGGTAATGAACTGACTGTTATGTTAATGAATAATAGTCAATGGAAACCTGAATGGGGTGGACAGTTTCAACTACTTGATGGTAAGATTGTTATTGAAGAACATAACTATGTACCAGGTAGAGTTATTATTTTTCCTGGCAATGTTCCACATAGAGGATTAGCACCTAAAGTGCCTTCTATTTTTAGATACACTACAGTTTTTAGAATTATTCCAAATGATTGAATATCCACCAGGATTGAACTTTGATGATCAACAACATTTACTAGAGCATGGGTATGAGTATACTCCTAACTGTGGTTTTTCAGAAGAAAAGAAAGAGAAACTTAGCAAAGCTAAAAGTCTTTTTATTGAATCTGTATTAAAACCAGACAATGCTCTTCGTGCTTGTGCTCACAATCAGGAGTGCTTCAATGAACTAATGGAAGTTCGAGATCATGTATTGAATTATTTAAATTATCATGGACAAGCCTAGCATACAGCAGATAGAAAATTTCTTTCCAGATGATGTTGCATCAAAGGTAGCAGAATTTGCTACAGATTATGCATCTTATCGTTATGGTGAAACTGATAATAGAGAAGCTCCTCCCACTGGAATGGTTTCTGATTTATTTCATTGGGATAATAAAGATGCAATGACTTCTGCACCCGATCATGTTAAGTTAATATACAATTATTTTATCAAACATATACATGAAAAGTATACAGGTTTTTGGAATGACTATCAAATTTATCGTTTGTATATAAATGTATTTGCTCCTAGAGAGATTCCTTATTTTCATACAGATTCTGTAGGTGACTCTGATCAATGGACATTCATTTATTATCCTACTCTTGATTTTGATTATCATATTAATCAAGGTGGATGTACTGAATTTGATTTAGATAATAAAATTATAGGAGTTCCTCCTATACCAAATAGTATGTGTAGATTTAGTTCGTATGTAAAACATAGGGCTACTCCATTTAGAGATTATCACAGGTTTAGTGTTGCTATCAAATGTGTTAATAAGTCTGAATTACAAGAAGAATCTTTTACTGATCAGTATACAGGTGATGAACATTCTATGATTGGTAGTCATCATGCTAAGGGTAGAGGTAGTGTTAACAATTAAATGTATTAATAGAAAAGAATTATGATTACAGTAAAATGTATGGTTTGTAATACGGTAATTACAAGTACAGGTAAACCACAAGTATGTGGTTGCGATAATAAACTATTGGTTGATGATAATAGTTTTACAGCCAAATCTTTAGCAAATGTTAAATGTTTAAATACAAATGTCAGGGAAGCTGGACATTTGACTGAAGATCAGTTAGAATGGCAACAGCAACGCCGAAAGCGTAAAATCCGCAAACTAACCTACGAGGAACGATGATCAACCTAGACACAATCTATCAAGACTACCTTCACCACGGAGAAAAAAAGTTTAGAATAGATGGTGTTGAGGAAAAAGTTAAAGCTTATGGTTACACTGATGATGGTCAAGATATAGATGGATATTATGTTACTACTGAGAACCATACCTTATATTTTTGTAAGCAGGGTGGGTTCAAGCGTAAAAAAGTTTTAGCATCATGAGTGGCGACTGTAAGAACCAACCAATTATTTTTTACAGTACAGAGATGACTGTATCAAAAATGATTTTGTTGTCAAAAAAGGGTGTTAAGTTTAAAGTAGAAGAGTTGGAAAAAGTATTGACAAGAACAGAAGGATAGATTATAATAACTGATAGTAAATAAAATTTATCATGTCGTGTGGACAGAATCATACCTATGATGCGTATCAAACAGCATCTGACAAACTGAGAACAGCATTGGTTGTCGCACTAAATAGTGACGAGGAAACATCAACGCTTCAAGAACTGTTCGAGCATTTTATAGGTGTTCGTAATATAGCAGACAAAGCATCTAATTCCTTCAGTATTACTGGTGGCGATAGCGTTATAGACTTTAGTAGTATGGCTGCTGCAACAACAGGTGCAGTAGACTTTGATTATTCTGGCATAGGCACTGATACAATCTTTACTACATCTGGAAATGATGTCTTCAACATACCTGATCCTGAAGTAACTGGTGGCGTTGATAATATAACATTTGCATAAATGAAAGCTCTGATCACTGGTATTACAGGACAGGACGGATCTTATCTTGCTGAACTTCTCCTTGAAAAAGGATATGAAGTTCATGGTATTGTCCGTAGATCCTCTATGATTAACACTCATAGGATTGATCACATATATGATCAGATTCAACTCCATTATGGAGACTTGACTGACTCAGGTAACATTATTAGTTTGGTTCAAAAGATCAAACCTGATGAGGTGTATAACCTTGCTGCTATGAGTCATGTAAAGGTATCATTTGAGATGCCTGAATATACTGGTGAGGTAGATGCCCTTGGAACTCTTCGTATTCTAGATGCTATTCGTCTTCTAGATCACGAGTGTAAGTTCTATCAAGCATCTACCTCAGAGTTGTATGGATTAGTACAAGAAGTTCCTCAGAACGAGAAGACTCCTTTCTATCCTCGTAGTCCTTATGGGTGTGCTAAGTTGTACTCCTATTGGATTACTAAAAACTATCGTGAGGCATATGGTATCCATGCTAGTAATGGTATTCTATTCAATCATGAGTCCCAGAGAAGAGGTGAGACCTTTGTAACTCGTAAGATTACAATGGGATTGTCTCGCATATCATCAGGGTTGCAGCACGAACTAGTGTTGGGTAACCTAGATGCTAAGAGAGACTGGGGACATGCTAAGGATTATGTCCGAGGCATGTGGATGATTGCACAACATGATACACCAGACGACTTTGTGTTGGCTACTGGTAAAATGTATAGTGTAAAAGAATTTGTAGAACACGCTGCAGAGTATTTTGGATTCAGTATACGCTGGCGTGGTGAGGGATTAGAAGAAGTTGGTTACTGTCCTGCTATGGGCAGAGACATCATCAGAGTGAGCGATAAATACTACCGCCCAACAGAAGTTGAACAACTTCTAGGTGATGCT